CGGTCGTCATCTTTGCAGACAGCCACATATAGCGCCCGATCAATACCAGTGCCGTGCATATAAGACTGCATTTGCACAAAGTGATCAAACTTGGCACGCTCCACACCTTTATCTTCGACTTGTTCAAACGATTTTTTGTTGTGGGTTTTGTACTCACAAACGTGTTTCTTCTGTGGCGCTCCCGGCACTCCAGATAGTGCGATGTCATCTATGCTCCCGCTGATGTGGCAACCAAAGTCAACCCGTTCTTGCGCCGTTCCTAGCTTGAACTGGATGCCAATGGCCTGTAAATCGTCTTTGATCGTGGCTTCTTCATTTTGGCCGCGCCGAAACATCCGCAACACGCGACCTTCAAACTTACTTGCCACCGCCCATCTAAACGACAGCCATAGCCAGCGGTCGCAAGGGTGACCCAGTTGGCTTGCGCCAAGATGCGCCCTTGGCTTCTCTGGCTTGTCTGCGTGATGCTGGTCAATTAACTCGGGAATGCTATACTGAGCGTCAGGGATTTTCATTTCGTGCTCTCTCCTTGGTATCTTTGCCCCGGCACTCCACCGGGGCATTTTTTTGCCTGTTACTTCTTGGCCCAGGGTGGTGCAGCCTTCACACCACCGGCGGGAACTGATGGTGCAGCCTTGGGTGCAGGTGCAGCACCGCCAGACAACGACTTGAACCCGCGCACCTCGTTGCTGTTGCCGTATTGCTCAGAGATACGAATGTCCAATTTGATCGATAGGTTGCCGCCGATCATCTGGTCCGTATCTTTCAAGCTGGTCAGGCCAATCGCCCGCATGATCTCGCCCAACTGCTGGCGACCGATCTCCTCGGCCTTCGGGTTGGGGTTGCGTACATTTAGGTTGCCAAACACCACGCGCCCTTGGTGCGTCGGGCCTTGGATGTCGTAGCGGATCTTGATGTACTTGCCATTACCCATCTTCGTAGGCATCACTTCTGCGTTAGAAATTGTTGCGGTGTACCAGCCCTGTGGCAGGGGTTCAAAGTTGCGCTCCGACTGGGGCAGCGAGGCAACGTCATAGGTTTCGTCTAAAAGCATTTCACTTCCTTGTGATAGTAAAACTAGGGCGTCCCGGTTTGGCAGTAATCGCTGCCGCAAACGGTTTGGTAATTGACTCGTCTGTGGCTTTCCAGACGGTCATATTGATCTCGGGTTTCCAGCGGAATACGGTGGAAAGGTGCTCTTCACTACCCGTCTCATGGGCGATGACTAGCAACTTGTCAGCGTTGACCGTCCGGTTGACCCGACCTTCAATCTTAATAGCGAAAGGTGACCCGACTTGCACCACGTTCTCGGTCCCTTCAAACGTCTCTGGGAAACTGACCTTCTTGGCAATCTTGTCCTCAATATCGCGCCGTTTCTCAACGGCAACCTTTTCGGCTTCCTTGTAGCCAATCCAACGCTCGGCCAATTCGTCCAAGGTAATGTCGTCAAACACTCTCATGATCCAATCTTCCTTATGATGTCGCCAAGATCGGCGTCTTCCCACACTTCCAGCTTGCCGCTACGGTCCTTTGCAAGCCACAACCCATCGCCATCGGTCATCAAAGCGCGGCGGGTCATCCCTTCGGCATCCTTCTCCACCCGCAAAGCCAGCACCTCGTCAAAGAAATAGGGCAACGACTGGCCGGTCTTGTTCCCAGGCATTGACGGGGCGTACAGAACACGGCCCATCTCATCCTGAGTCTTTTCCAATTTTGCCGACATATAGACGTGCTTACCGGGCAGGTCGCGGAAGCCTCGGATGATGTCGGCCATTTGCTCCTGCATGGCGCCATACGCCGCCCTCGGATCTTTGTTGATCTTCTTCTCAGCGTTCAGCACCACCTCGGCGATCTCCGAGATGCTGTCCAGCGCCACCGACTCAAACTCTGCCGCTTCGGCGCTACTGTTCAGCCACTTGTAAGCCTCCCTAAGATCATCCATGCTCGTGATCTCAATGAAAGGTAGGTTGGTATCAGCGATGCTCAATAAGCCGCCCTCTGCGCTTAAAATCACGGGTTTTGGCAGGGTTGGGATAAGACTCGTCTTACCCGCACCGGCCTGACCATAGACCAGTAATTTGACTGCTTGCGCGATGGCTTCTTTTGTGCGTTTAAGTTGGATCGCCATTACAGACCCCCACTCAAAGCCAAGAACAGCACAATGGCCGCTGATGCACCGACCGCTACAGATGCCAAGATGATGACCCAAGGCGGGTCTTCTTTAGGTTCAAACTTCATGGTTACTCCTTGGTTGTGGGGGCCGAGGCCCCCGGTTGGTTTACTCAGGTCGATCAAATCTTTTCGTACTTGGCGATGAGAACTTTCAATTTGCGAACGTCCTGCATTGCAAGGCGCTCCTCGGCTGCACCGTACTCACCGTTGAGTTCATCGTTGTTGATGTGGCCGCTTTCGAAATACGTTGACAGAACGTACTTGGCTTCATTGACGATCTCGGAGTCTGTGTAATCCTCAATCTCCTTGCCATCGTCATCGCTGATGTTCAAGAGTGTCTGGTGAAGCTGACGAATCTTGAATGCTGCTTTTAGGATTGCTCTCATCTTGGTCACCTCTGTGTTGCTGCACCGTCCGGCCATCGGTTCGTGCAGTTGTTGCTACTTTACCCGTTTCACTTTAGAGTGTCAACACAAAGTTTCAACCGAGGTGGAAAAAAAGTGACAACGAACGAGGCGATACAATTTTTTGGAAGCTTGAAGAAGCTTGCCGATGCGCTTGGGGTCTGGCCCCAGGTGATCTATCGGTGGGGCGAACGCCCGCCGATGGCACGACAGTACGAGATCGAAGTTAAGACCGAGGGCAAGTTACGTGCAGACCATGAACAAGATTGACGCGGCGCTTTTGTATGCAAGTTGGGGCTGGCGAGTGTTACCAGTAGTTCCCAACGGCAAGGTTCCTGCTACCGCCCACGGGGTCAACGATGCAACGACAGACCCAGCCCAGATCCGGCGCTGGTGGACCCAGAACCCAGAGTTCAACATTGGTATTGCCTGTGGTAGCACCAGCGGTATCGTGGTGTTCGACATTGACCCACGCAACGGCGGCGATGCCTGCTGGGAGCAGTGGTTAGAACAGCACGGTCCCCTGCCAGACGGTGCGATGGCGCTTACCGCAGGTGGTGGGCAGCACTACATCGCACGGCATCAAGATGGCATACGCTCCTGCAAGCTGGGTGAGGGTATTGATCTGCTATCAGACGGGCGTTACTACATCGCTTACCCGTCAACAATTGAGCACCGCGCCTACGAGTGGGAAGCGTCTAGCGATCCGTTAGACGGTGTAGCACCGAGTGCGATACCAAATAGTTGGTTGCCATACCTTGGCCAGCGTAAGGTAGCGCCCACAACCAACGGCGATTTGATCCAAGGCAACCGTAACGATGGCCTAACGAGTCTGGCCGGTGCGATGCGCTCGTTTGGAATGACTGAAGCCGAGATTTTGGCCGCGATAAGTGTTGCAAACGAGACACGCTGCGAGATCCCATTGCCATCAAGCGAGATCAAACAGATCGCACGCTCAGTCACGCGGTACGAACCAGACGCAGACGTTGCAGCTAGTAACGCGCTCGGTTCTGCGGCCCTTGACACGCTTTTCACGCAAGAGGAGACACGAGACTACTTCCTGACCCGTGCGACGAGCTTCTTGGGCCAACCAAGCCCCGTCCCGTGGATTGTGAAGGGGTGGCTTCCTGCATACGCCACGGCGATGATGTATGGCGAGTCAGGAGTGGGTAAGACGTTCGTTGCGCTGGACATTGCCTGTTGCATTGCGAGCGGCATACCGTGGCACGGTATTAAAACCAAACCGGGGATCGTTGTGTATCTGGCCGGTGAGGGTAACTACGGGATGCGCCAGCGTATAGCCAGTTGGTGCAAGCGCAACAACGTGGCGAGCTTGGACAACCTGCTAATCAGCAACAAGGCGTTAGACATGGACGCCCCTGGCGCAGCAGCGCAGGTAATCGCGGCAGTCCGGGCGCTGACGCCAGAACCAGTTGTACTGGTCAACATTGACACGCTCAACAACCATATGTCAGGGGACGAGAACAGCGCCAAAGACACGCGGGCGATGATCAATGCTTGTAACGTGGTTTCGATGGCCCTCAGTGCTACTACTATGTTGGTGCATCACCTAGGACACAACAGCGAGGCAAAACAGCGGGCGCGGGGTTCTAGCGCATGGCGCGGGGCATTAGACGCGAGTATCTTGGTTCATGGCAAGTCGCACGAGGTAATCGTGTCTTGCACTAAGCAAAAGGACGCGCCAGAACCAAGTGACTTATTTGGTTGTCTCAGCCCAGTTGATCTGGGTTGGCAGGACGAGGATGGGTTGCCGCTGCTTGGCGCAGTCTTTGAGATGTTCCAAGAGGGCGATCTGCGTATACCCACGCCCAAAGCCACTAAGCTGGATGAGCACAAAACCAATTTAGAGCGGGCTTGGTTTGTTGGCGGGGCAGAGATCGTAGACGAGATGCCATACGTCAGCAGGGAGGCGTTTAAGACGTTCTTGCTTGAGCAAGGCATCAAATCCACCGCAGTTGATCAGCATCTCAAAGCCTCGGCCAGACCGGGAATGATCATCAGGGACCTAACCGATGCTGAAATTATAGGCAAGTACGATAAAGGGTGGCTGGTGAAGGATCAAGGGTTGGCGGCGAAGCTGATGAGTAAGGTGAAGCAATGATAAAACGCATCGTCTGCTGGTTTTCCTGCGGCGCAGCAAGTGCTATAGCAACCAAGATAGCGATTGAAGAGAACGCGGGCAAGCTGCCGCTGGTGATCGCTTACACCGAAGTTCTGGAAGAACACCCAGACAACAGGCGTTTCCTGACCGAATGCGAGCAATGGTTTGGTCAGGAAATCTTGATTCTGGGCAACGACAGGTACAAACGATCAATTTTTGAGACGTTTAAGACCAGCGCGATGAACATAAAGGGTGCAGCGCCATGCACCCAGAAGTTAAAGAAGCAGGTGCGTCAGAAGTTTGAACACGTTCACGACCGGCAAGTTTTTGGGTACACCGCTGAAGAAGAAACCAGGGTGGGCAAGTTTCTAGATGCCAACGCCGACGTAAACCTCTGGGTTCCGCTCATTGACCGGGGGCTGATGAAGGAAGATTGCCTAGCAATGCTTAAGAACGCCAAGATTGAACTGCCAGCGATGTACAAGTTGGGCTACCACAACAACAACTGCATTGGGTGCGTCAAAGGCGGCATGGGCTACTGGAACAAGATCAAGGTGGACTTCCCAGAAGCGTTTGACAGGATGGCAAAGCTGGAGCGGTTCAAGAACCAAACCGTACTCAAGGATCGGTTCCTAGATGAGTTACAACCATCGGACGGGAACTACCCGGAAGAACCAAAGGTCGAATGTTCGATCTTCTGCCAGTTGACCGAGCAGGATTTAGAATCTTTGAAGCAATCTAGGTTGGCTTGAAAACGTCTTATTTAGTTCTAAAAGTTATGCCGTAACTACCGTAACCTACCGTAACTAGCCGTAACTGGTTACGGGGGGCAAAGGCGAGTTTACCGTAACGTAACGTAACTCCTCCTATAGGAGTTACGGTAGTTACGG